AATGTTCAGGGTAGTGTATCAACAGATGTAAGGTTTTTAACCACGCCATCAGACTTCTTAGCACCATTTTCTTTGGCTGTTATAAGTTCAAATACCTACGATTACTTAGATTTAAAACATAATTCTTTTATTAAGGAATTTGTATCTGACACTTCAACTAGAGGTAAACCAAGATATTACGCTATATTTGACCAAAGTTCTTTTGAAGTAGCGCCGGTACCTGATGAAAACTACACCGTGGAGCTACATTATTTAGCTACACCAACGTCATTAACTGCAGGAGCAGACTCAGGTACAACTTATCTATCAACAGATGCGCCTGACACCTTGCTATACGGTTGTTTATTAGAAGGAGCTGTTTTCTTAAAATTAGGAGCAGCAGATATTGGATTGTATGAAGCACGATTTAAAGAAAGTTTATTGAGACTGAAAAACTTAGGCGAAGGTAGAGATACTAGAGACGAAATGAGGTATGATTCACTAAGAACGAATGTAACATAAGTTTCAAACTGAGAGAGAGATATGGAACCTATTAAAGAATTAAAGGGCAAGACTGTAGCCATTGTTGGAATGGGTGCAAGCTGGCTTGACTATAATCTAGCAAAATCACACGGCTCACACTTTGATGAAGTATGGGCAATCAATGCAGTAGGCACTGTAATATTTCACGATAGAGTATTTATGATGGACCCACCATCTAGGTTTTTGGATAGTGATGATGCCGGTGGTCAGACAGAAGGCATGCGTACGCTTCTTACTGACCATAACAAACCTATATACACTTGTGAGATGGATAAAAGATGTAAGAACTTGCAGCTATATCCAATTAATGAAGTTTTAAGAGACTTACAAAGCTCCTATCTAAACAATACTGTGGCTTATGCTATAGCCTTTGCTTTATGGAATGAGGTGGCTGTATTAAAAGTATTTGGCATAGATTTTACATATAAAGGAAATTTATATTTTGCTGAAGCCGGTAGAGGTTGTGTAGAGTTTTGGTTATCTAAATGCATGATGGCTGGCATGACTGTTGAGGTTGCTAATTCAAGTACCTTGTTAGATGCTTCTGTACCTTTGGATGAAAAGCTTTATGGATATCACAGATTAGAAGACCCTTTAGTTCCGGTTATAAACAACGGGGTGTTAAGCACTAAAAGAGTAAGTGAAGGCGAAAAGAAAGAAGTTGAACAAAAGCCAGTATTAATTGGTAGACACGAAAACATAAAAGTAGGAGAGCCTAATAAATGGTAATAAAGATTACACCGGATGGATTGCCTCAGCTGGGAATGGTAGAAATAGCTACAACTAGCTTTGGGGGACACCCTCCTGAGTTTTGGGCAGAACAATTAACAGATAAAATAGTGGGCATTTCAGACGACAATGAGGAACATGTAAAAGCACAGGCTAGAGCCTACAGAGATTTAATTTACCAAGTATGTTTGATATATATCAAAAATGCTATAAAATCTTATAAGGCTACTTTAATTCAAGATTTATCTAAAGGCGGTAGCGAGGATTTAGCAAAAATAATTAAAGGTATTTAATATGGCAATAACATCTACTCTTACAACAAGCTTTAAAGTAGAGCTTTTGACAGGAACACATAACTTTACTAATAGTAGTGGAAATAGTTTTAAACTGGCTTTATACACAAGTTCTGCAACTTTAGGAGCAACTACAACTGCTTTTACTACAACTGGACAAGCTAGTGGAACAAACTACTCTTCAGGCGGAAGTGCATTAACTAATGTAACTCCATCTGCTACTGGTACTACTGCTGTAACTGATTTTAACGATTTAACTTTCAGTACAGCTACTATTACAGCAAGAGGCTGTATGATTTATAACGACACTAACGGTGATAAGTCAGTAGCAACCATAGACTTTGGCGGTGATAAAACTTCAACTGCTGGAGACTTTACTATTGTATTCCCTGCAAAAGCAGCAGCAACAGCTATTATAAGAATAGCTTAAAGATGAAACATGCCATTCGCAAAGTTTCAATTTAAAGCAGGTATAGACAAGGAGGGAACCGATTACACCAATGCAGGTGGTTGGTTTGATGCCTCTCTTGTAAGATTTCGTAAAGGCTTTGTTGAAAAAATTGGTGGATGGACGAAACAAACCGCAACAACTTTTCTCGGTACATGTAGAAAATTATTTGCATGGACTTCTTTAGAGGGCAACAAGTATCTATTTGTTGGCACTCATTTAAAATCTTATGTGCTAGAAGGCACATCACTCAGCGATATAACACCTATAAGGGCTACGACTACTAACGGTATAGTCTTTGCAGCCACTAATGGTAGCGCAACCATCACAGCAACCGATAGCGCTCACGGAGCTACGGTAAATGATTTTTTTACCATAAGTGGTGCAGCAAGTTTAGGCGGAGCTATAACCGCTACAGTGCTTAATAAAGAGTACCAAGTGGTTAGTGTTGTTGATGCGAATAATTTTACTTTTACAGCTACAGCTACAGCTAATGGAAGTGATACTGGTAATGGTGGCTCAGGAGCTGATGCAGCTTATCAGTTAAATGCAGGACTTGATGTTTATGTACAATCAACAGGTTACGGTGCAGGGTTTTGGGGAGATGGTGCCTATGGTGCTTCAACCTCTTTATCTTTTACAAACCAGTTAAGGTTATGGTCTTCGGACAATTTTGGTGAAGATTTAATTTTACATCCTAGAGGCGGTCCTATATTTTACTGGGATGAATCAGCTGGAACATCTGCTAGGTCTGTAAATATCACAAGTTTATCGGGTGCTAATCTAGCACCAACAATAGGGTTGCAAACCATTGTTAGCGATACTGACAGGCATGTTATTGTCTTAGGCGCTGACCCAGTATCAGGTGGAGCAAGAACAGGTGTAGTTGACCCTATGTTTGTTGCTTTCTCAGACCAAGAAAGTATTACAGAATGGGAGCCAAAAACAGATAATACTGCTGGCTCTATCAGATTGTCTGCAGGTAGTGAGATAATAGGTGGCATTAGGTCAAGGCAGGAAACTCTTATTTGGACTGATACATCTTTATACAGTATGCAATTTGTAGGACCTCCGCTAACTTTCTCTGTAAACCTTATTAACGAAGGTGTTGGTATGATTGGTCCTAATGCTTGTACTAACTCACCTAACGGTGTTTTTTGGATGTCAGATGACGGATTTTATTTATACAACGGCTCTGTGCAAAGAGTTGCTTGCAGTGTTTTAAGTTACATACAAGAAGATTTAGACTTGGGTCAAGCCTTTAAGGTGTTTGGTTTGTTAAACAGTGAATTTAATGAGGTATGGTGGTTTTATCCAGCAGAAAGCGATGATACAGAAGAAATATCTCGTTATGTAATTTACAACTACCAAGAAAACAGTTGGAGTATTGGACAGTTAGAAAGAACTGCATGGGTTGAAGAGGGAGTATTCACTCACCCACTGGCTACTGCTAACAATTACATATACAACCAAGAAGATGGTGATGATGCAGATGGATTGCCTATGGACAATGTATTTATTGAAAGCTCAGACTTTGATTTACAAGAAGGTAATGATTTTGCTTTTATAAGAAGAATTATTCCCGATATAAAATTTTATGGCTCCAATGTAGAATCAGGAGTACCGCAAATCAACATGTTAATTAAGACAAGAAACGCACCCGGTGAATCATTAACCACTAGGGTAACTAAAGATGTATCAAACAATACAGACCAATTACATGTAAGAGCTAGAGGCAGGCAGGCTGTACTAAGACTACAAAGCGATGATGATGCAGCTACAGGCGTTAGACTTGGATATAAATGGAGACTGGGATATACAAGACTTGATATCCAACCTGACGGCAGAAGGTAATGGCTAAGTTATTACCTAGCAGATTACCTATTGCATCTAACGAAGTTACTCCTGTTGTATTCAATAGGCTTATAAGAGTATTAGAATTAAACTTAGGGCAGTTTGACCCTAATAGAACACCTCAATTTAATGCAACACAAGTTGCTGAATTGAATTTTTTACAGGGTGATGTAATATGGAATACATCACTAAATGTTTTACAAGTGTACAACGGCAATGATTGGATTGATTTAGGTCCAAGCGTTCATAGAGAAGGCTTCGAGGCTACAACTACTCTAGGCTTTGTCTCAGTAGTTACAGGTGGTAATATATCAATAAATATTACACCAAGTGCTACGGGTTATGGCGTTGAAACTTACTATACATAGGAAAATAAAATGGCAGAATTAAAAAATATGATTGAAAGGTTAAAAGGCGAGATAACAGGTCCGGGCGTTATGTCGGATAGAGAAATGGGTGTGCTTAACAATGCAATGTCCCCCAATATGAATGACAACGAGCCAAGGTTTGATAGCAAGTCTCTGCAGGAAAAAATGTTTACGATTGAAGCAAATATTGAGAATTTGACTAAAGAATACGACATGAATGTAAGAAACAAACAATACGAACAAGCACAGCAAATTGCTGACATGATTGACAAGCTGCAGATGCAAAAGATACAAATGCAAGCTGCACCCATAACGGATATGATGATGCGTCCGGGTGAGCAAATGCCACCACAGGACATGATGCAAAGAGGTGCTATATCAGGGAGAGAAATGGAGATGTTTAAAAAAGCATCGTCCCCAATGGCTAGGGGCGGAATTATGGCTTTTGCCAATGGTAGCGCTCCTTTTGATATAAGTGTTAGAAACCGCGAAAACGAAAAATTTGCATTTGAGGTCTTAAGAGGTATGCAAGAAAATATTAATTTACCAAACGAACTTACAGCAGAGCAAAAACAAATGTTTGAGCATGGTTTAATTATGGGTGGCGAGGGTGGTATATTTATGGACGCAATAAAAACAATGAAAAGCCAAGGTATGAACTACGAGCCAAGTTCTAATATGACTAACATATATGCTGCACAAACGAACTTAACAAGGTCTAAACCGGATTATAAAAATGCTGGCGGAATTATGGCTTTTGCTGATGGCGGTAGTGCTGAAGCAATGATGTCACAAGAAATGTCACCTGAAGAGGGTATGTCTGAAATAGAAATGGCAAAAGAAGAAATCATGCAAGAGTTATTTATACCTTTAGCTGAAAACGGCTATGAAGAACAAGTACAAATAATAATGCAGTTTCCAGCAGATTCTCCTGAATCCATGCAAGCACAACAGGTTTTAGCACAGGCTTTGAGTGAAGACCCTGAATTTGATATGGAAGATTTCCAGATGGCTGTCTCTATAGTAGCCCCACAGTAAATTTTTCG